GCTCTTCAATGTCAGCATCAATATCAACGTCTACTTCACCTTCGGGAGGAGGTAATGCGCCGCCTACATCGCCGCCTAGTTCATCACCGGCACCAGGAGGTGGTAATTCACCATCTACACCTGGCATTGATGGAATGCCGCCGCCTTGGGCTTGTCCTGTCACAACTGAAAGAGCTTGCTCAAGTTGAGTCTTGGCGCCTTGTAGGCTTTGCAGCATTGTCTGCAGTGCTGCATTGGCATCAGTGTTGAACTGATCAGCTTGTGCGGTTCCCACTTGATTGCGGATTGAGTCAACCAGAGCTGGCAGTTCTTTAAACTGCATTTCTGACACATCTTCCAACATGCCTTGCACCGAGTCAACCATGTCTTGTGCAGCCAACACCACTTGTGCTTGCTGTACTTCGCTTTCGCGCAGTTGCTGGGTGCGACGTGCAGATTCAAGATCATATAGACGCTGTGTGAGTCCTTGTTCCATGATCACCAAGCTCAAATAGGCTTGATTGCGCTCACTGACATGAAATGCCGGGGTTGAGCGATGTTCGTTGACAAGACTTGACACACGAGTCAACATTTGACGAGTTTGACCACGTGTGAGTTTATCAAATTTAATCTTGTTACCAAAGTAACTTTCGAATACTTTAGCGATTTGTTTTGAAGGACGCTGTGCGGCCAGTTCGTTCAGTTTCATTTGAGAATCCTTTAAGATGCAAATATTTAGCCGATTTTATACATTTTTCCAATTCAGCTTTAATCCATTTTTGTCGTGCTTGCCGGTGCTGTAACTTAACCGTAGCTAGATCACGCATTTTTGAGCTTTTGGTACGATCTTTTACTGCTGTCCTGCAATTGATACCATTTTCAGTCGTTTGTAAGCGACTGTCTAATTCCTTAATTCTACGAGCTAAATTTAGTAGATTGCGATTGTCTGCAATGCAGTAACTGATGGCATTTTTAGTGTTGCAAAATGTGCCCACGCTGCGATCTTGATACACTACATCAACCGCACCGTCACTGTTGGTAATTTTATACCGGCCAAACGCTGTGTATGTATCACCAACTTTGAGTATAAGGTTTGGTTCTAGCTGTTCTAGTTCTTGTTGTGCTAAATGAAATAAACGTTGATCAGGTTTCATTTCAAAACAAAGTTAACAACAAGATATCCAATAACGCTACCCATTACAGCAATAATTCCAATGCCCCAATTAATGAGTTGGGTATTGCGCTGGTTAACAACTTTTTGCATCATGTCCTTGACTGACCCAACATCAGCTTTGACCAAGATCAATGTAGAGTCTAGGGTGTCTAGTTTTTCTTCAAGAAACCTGTAACGTTCGGCGCAGAGTTCTACGTGTGCTTCCAAGCTCTTTTTTTCGATGTCAGTGGTGTCAACCATTTTAAAACTCCAAGATCATTTATTTATTCAATTTCTTGGAACCAAATATTAGTGTTCGGGGCTTGGGTGCGTAACAGCGGCACAGTGCCGGGTTCCTCATCTAAGCCCACAATCATGGGCACTGAGTCACAGTCCAGGTACAATACTGCTAGATTGTCTGAAAATACATCGTCACGATCAGAAACAATGGTAAAGCTCCAAACGTTGTGTTGTTGCACAGGCGGTGAGATTTCAATTAATTGTGTGCGAAGGCTCAACAGTTGCACCAGTGTCTCGTAGTTGCGCTGTTGATTGCGAGATCTAGTCCAAGATTCTTGATCAACGATTGCAGATTGATTGTCGTCTTTGTAGGGCACACGATTGCTTTTGTAATGCCCGGTAGTTCCTGTGGCAGTGCAATCAAAACTAGTCTTTACTTGAATTTTCATTCTTGGTTAATTGATAAGTCATTTTTACTTGTTCAAGTAAATCAGCCAAGGCAACATTTGTTCGAGCTGCATCACGGATATCACTCCATACGCGATCGTCGGCAATGCGATCCAACATCTGCTGTGTTTCGCCATCTATGCTGTGAACCCAACGATCGGTGCTGCCTGATTGACGAGCATAAACAGTTTTACCACCGTCAGGGCTTTCGTATATTAAATTAGGTTTGTGTTCCATCTATAAATTGACAGTTAAATGCGACAACTATTCTTTCGGTATCGCCGGTGTAGGGCATTGCTGAGTGCAGAATCCAACTGGGGAATACAATTAATTCGCCATCTGTGGGCGGCATATCAAAACTAGAACTGCGACTGCACCAACGTGTTCCGATGTCTGTGTAGCCCGGCATCAATGGACTGTAAAAACGATTGCAGCCATTCTTTGTGGTGACATCGCTTTCACCGGCTCTCACATAAAAGATACCACTCCAACTGGAATTGGGATGCATGTGCATGTCATGATATCCACCCGAACGAGTGATGTGACACCAGGATTCATGCATGTTGATTCCAATTCTTGCCCCTTGTGGCCAATGCTGTTGATTGGCACTGGTGGCGGCTTCAAATACTGCGGCACGACACCACTCTAACAGGGCTTGCACTGATGTGTTGGCAGTTTTAAAGAAATCAAAATCACTTTCGTAAAGACCTTGTTTGATGTTCACGGCCACGCTGCTGACAGAATTGTTGCTCTGTAAGTTATAGCATGTATCAATGAGATTTTGTTGATGATCGGCAAAGTTGTCCCATTCAAATTGGTACATGGGAACGGACCATGTGGGAATAATTTTCATGCTGGTATTTACAGCAAAGAAAAAGCCCGGCAATAAAAGCCGGGCGCTGTGCTGCAACCAGATTTATTACGAAAGTGCTAGTTTGAAACCAACGTTGGTTGATTGTGAACCTGACACGTTGACACCACGCACTTGACCCGAGCTGTTAGTGATCTGAACGTTGCCCAGACCTGTAATTGCTGTGTCAAGAGTTGTAGTAGTCCAAGCACCAGTTGGGTACAGACCATAACTGATTTGACCAGTTGTAGAATTCTGTACTTGATAAAAAGCGATGGTGGCGTTGGTCTGAACGGTTTGGTTGATTGTTTGAACAACACCAGGATCAGTTACGTTACCCAATTCGTTACGTAAATCAATTGCTTGATTTGAACCATTTTCTACTACCAATGCAAAGTAGTCCAGCTTAGGACCTTGCATTTGAACCAATGCGTTTGCGCCAACAGTAGCGAGGTTACCTGATTGTGCACCATTTGCAATATCAAGTGCAAATACTGGATCTGCATCACCATTTGGACGGAATAAAATTGCCATGTTAAATCTCCTATTAAAGTGGGCGTGTTTGCCCTACACTTATTTAGTCAGATTGGTAAATTTTTACCTGTAACACTTGTATTTTATAGTCCGTAAGTTGCTTTAACTGCATTGTAATTCTGAGTTATTTCTGCTCCAGACAGTGCTTTGTTATACACCCGCATCTGATAAAAAACTGGATATAGTGCAGAATTTGAGTTGTTCATTGCATCCGTTGAACCTGTACCATCATTACCGTGCCTTGCTCCAAAATAAAACTCACTTGTTGCAAAGGTTGTTTGATTACCAATAGTATCAGTTGTTCCAACTTGTGAACCATTTAAAAATATACTAACTTGTGTGCCATTGATAACAAAAATCCATTGTCTTATAGCATTACTTGCGGTTATGGTTACTGCGGTTTCACCATAAGGGATACCATAAAATATATTTGTTGAACCATCCACATAGGCTATGTATCCCCCGCTAGTATCATAAATGTCATTACCCCAAATAGCTCCCCAAAATGATGTTGGATTAAATGAAGCAACCACTTCAACTGTTACAGTATTTGAAGCAATATTGTAAGGAACACTAATATAATCCGTACCATTTGCATCCTCATTGTTCAATCTTATACCACCACCATTGTTTGACACATACGATGGAGAACCTACAAGTGTTGCATTACGACCATTGCCACTAGAATCATTCCATGTAGTACCTGATGATGGTGCGGTTGCTAAGTTAAATTGCAGACCTGAAGTTACAATTCCGCCCCCAGCAGTGTCTTGCAGATTCATTCCCTGTATGTTGATGCCTTGAATGTTCATCTAGGATTGTTTCTAGCCAAGTTTGACGCAGCAAATCCTCCGGGCATGCGACTCACGGCCTTGGCATAGCCTGCAGGTGTGGCCATGACCCAGCCTTCCTGCCCAGGATGCTGTAGATCCAACTGCTGCAATATATCCATCTTGAGATCATGCAGCAAGATCCATAGAGTAAATGCTGCACTCATGCCAGTTTGATTTGATGTGGGACTCTGCAAATATTCAACGATGTTGTTGTATTTGCTGGGAGTCACTGACCCCTGCAACCATTCCATAAAACCTGGAAGTAAATTGTCAAAGCCTTGTCCGGCACGTACTCGTGTGTTGATATAGTCCACACAGAGCTTGGCCAAGTCAGTGATCTTTTGTGCTCGCAATTCCACAGGATTAAACAATGTATTGATGGCTGCGCCATGTTGTGTGATCACTTGTTTGATCTGTTTGACCAATTCTGTGTTGGGCTTTAATGACTTTGCCGATATAGGTGGAATCAACAACAGTCCCGGCACTGGTTTAAACTTAATGCCTGACAATGGTTGCTTGGGCGAGCCCTGGTCAGCATACATGGTGTGCATGGCAATACCAATATTGCTCTTGGCAATCTGTTTACCAAGATCACTGTTCAGTGGAATACGATACTCTACTTCATTGGGCTGAAACACAGCATTGCCGGCCTGGTCAGTCCACTCTTGCTGGGGATAGAACAGCAAGTCACCTTTGACATAGCCACGCTGTGTCTTGGG